CTTGGCTATCTCTGGAAGCGATTTCACTTCCGACCCATACTTCTTTCTAAACTTTTGGGTGTACGAAGAGGTGCGAGTCTTCATACCCTTATCAGTCTTGAAGTCTTTGTAATCTTTCTTGAGCATTTTCTTGTAGCGGGTCTCTACAGACTTTAGGGTTCTGAGACCACGAAAGTATTTTAGGGGAGCGTAAATCTTACCCCCGGTTTTACGCAATACCCTAACCTTTTTAGATATTTCCTGATCAGTGAGAGGCATCTTAATTATTATGTAGATTTAATTCAATGGGGTGGGGTGAAGAAAAACCAATTCCAGAAGATGAGAGATCCTGTAACATTTTCTGTAACTGCTGTTTACTAAGTTCTATAACGGGATTAATGGTTGGTGGTGTGATGGTAAAAATGTATTATGCTGGTTATTTGTGACGCAGATACTTAACAGCCGCAAGAATGTTTGGAAAAATTTTGTTACCAAAACGCACCCGTCCTGACTTTGCCGACACCCACCCCGCGTGTCCATTATAACAACACCTTTGGATATCAACCATTATAAAAGTATTAGATTATTTTAGTAGAAGAGAAAATGAGTTTGAAAATTGTGATGGGAAATATGTTTTCTGGTAAAACATCTGAACTGATCAGGCGACTTAAGAGGTATAAAGTCATCAACAAAAATGTCTTGGTCGTCAATTCACTCAAGGATACACGGTCAATGGAAGAAGTTTTGAAAACCCATGATAATGTCAAGTTCGATTGTATAAAAGTTGACAACGTAGCAAAAATTATATCGAGTCAATACTTTTATGGCGCCGATGTGATCGCGATCGATGAAGCTCAATTTTTTGAAAACTTGAAAAATTTTGTATACATCTGTCTCTATGAAGGCAAAGAAGTCTTACTCGTTGGTTTAGATGGTGATTACAAACAGAGAAAATTTGGTGAACTACTTGACTGTATACCCATGGCAGACGAAGTTACAAAGTTGACAGCTCTATGCATGGAATGTATGGATGGTACAGCCGGACCATTCACAAAAAGAACTGTGACGAGTGATATACTTGAACTCATTGGCGACAAGGATTCTTACAAAGCTGTTTGTCGGAAACATCTATGACCAATGAAAGTCTTGTCAATATTGACCTCTTGAAATATTTATGTGTGACCCGAGGATCATAAATTGTATCTCGGCCATCTTCAACAATTGTGCGTTTATTTTTCGTACTGAAAACACATCCTCTTCCACCTCTTAACACAAGTTCGTATCGCATCCAACCTCGCTCCCTTTTCAATTTTGGTGCACATGTCATCGAAAAATCCATGGCATATATTTTAGCTGTCTTTGAATCTACACCCGGAATAGTGTCAATCATCTTTTGAATTTCTGGAAAATTTTTTACATTGTAGTAAATTCTTTTTCCGTCGTAGTGACGTTTAACGTCATGATGTTCATCGTAGTATACTTCTTTAATTCTTTCAACATTGTCTCGAAGAATGTCAAATCTTGAAAGGTTATATTTTTTGGGCTTTGACAAAAATATTCTCAGTCCAAAGTAAATTAAGATGATGCTTACGACTCCCAGAATTCTCATGCTTGCGTTATTCTTGTTGTTGTTGATGACCTCTAAGAACTTAGGTAACAAACCCGCGATTGTTATTTTTAGTGCTGCCCTGGTGACTCTTCACTTGTATGATCATCTCTTCTTGGTCAAGCGTCGTAAAGAAAACTATTGTGGTGCCTGCAAGATGTAAAATCTATGAATGTCTAAAATAAGAACTACACGTCTTTGCTCACTCGTCTTTACCAATTCATGGTATCTCGCGTGATCAAAAATGAATTCTTCTCCGGGTAGATGAGTGTGGTCACCACTTTCTGTCTTGAGAACACAAGAGTCATCACCTTCGATGGTCAAGTGGTACCTGAGTTGTATATTACTCTCTGCTCGGTGTGGATGAATTTTCATTGGACCTTCGATGACCGCAAACATCGCAGACTCACTGTCAACTGATGGAATCATTTTGATTATTTCACGGAGGTACGGGTAGTCCTTGACTTTGTGGTAGTAGTACTTTTCATTATGTTCGAACCATGGACTCAAGTCATGAAAGTAATGTCTGGGTGCATCAACTTCTTTGAACTCCCGAACAATGTTTCGGTAGTTTGCCTTGATTAACCAAAGACCAGCAAAGTCTTCGACGTAATAATTGTAACGATACATCATGATGTCTACCAAAGTGTTTCGCATACCAAGTAAAAGTCTACTTGGTTTTTGAAAGTACAGACGATCAATCGGCGCCTTCAAGTAGTCACACAGAACCAAAGCAACTGGCACCAGAGCGATGTACCACATTATTTTCTAAGTATATAAAAATGCCTGGATACAAACGCTCTGAAAAGTATGAACCCGAACCCGAAGTCCCTGCCGCCGATGGTAAGGTTGAACGTGTGATCGAAAAGATCGAAACCCGCTTCGTCATGCCCCGTATGCCGTTCGGTCTGACGGTTTTCCAAGTCGTTCAAATTTTGATGTTGGCGTACATCATTTTGAAGTTAAACAAGAGAGTCTAAATAATTCTAAATGGAACGCTTAGGAACCAATTATGGTGGTTGGATCGTTCCCGACAATATGAAACTTGATGTAGTATACTCGGGTGGTGTCGGTGAAGATATGTCATTTGATATAAAATTGCAAACAAAGTATGACTGTGATATTATATTAATAGATCCAACTACAAAAGCAGTGAAACACTTTGAAGAGTGCCAGAAGTATTTTAATGATAAGTCATTTAAGTTTACGGGTGGTATTCAAGATGACTATTACACGTCAATAAAAAATGAACAACCAAACCTCAATAAATTTTTCTATGTCCAAAAAGGTTTGTGGGATCAAAAAGATCAACTCAAATTTTTTAGACAAGACAATGAAAATTATGTTTCACAATCATTGATTGATGGAATGTTTTCAAAAAATTATGACATTGTCGAAGTTGACACAATAAAAAATTTGATGGAAGCGAATGGTCACGACCACATTGATCTCTTAAAGTTGGATATTGAAGGTGCTGAAATCAAAGTGATCAATAAAATGTTAGACGATGGAATTCTCCCAAAGTATCTATGCATCGAATTCGATTTGTATCTCAAACAAAAAGACCGCGATGGATCCACACGAATGTTATTTGAAAGATTAGAAAAAATGGGATACGTTATTATTGCCAATGAAAATATGAATGTTACATTTAGAAGATAGTATGTTTAGTTTTCTCCAGACTGTGCGACTTCACAAACAACCTCCCTACGAAGAAGAGTATCTACCCATGGCAAGCACATATAGTAATAAGTTCCTTGTCAAAGAGATTGTAAAAGAAAAAAGTAACAAAATTAAAGTCAGTGAAGTTTTGGGTGAATATAAAAACTACGAAGAATTGATCTCCGACTATACACGCCTAGTTCCATTGTTGCCCTTTGTTATTAAAGTGTCACATTGGTGCGGTGACGCAAGGGTCATGATGACTGAAAAGGATTTGTTAGAAAACCAGGAAGTTCTTAGATCGCATTTTAATAAATTGATGTTGTCTAAGTATTCATCTCGCGAACCACATTATCAACATATTAAACCATATTTATTTATTGAAAAATTTTTGGGTTCAGATCTAAAAGAAATTAAGATACATTGTATACATGGAAAACCATATATACTAAACGCTATAAAAAATAAAACATCTGGAATAAACCCATATGCATCTCAGCCATATGTTATAATGTATGATACCAATTGGAAGAAATTACCGTTTACACGCCAAGATTTGAAAATTAGTTCGATAGACATACCAAAACCAAAAAATTTAGATGAAATATTGACAATATGTGAAGAACTTACATCCGGAATTGATTATGTTCGTTTAGATTTGTACATTACAGATAATGATGAAATCTATTTTGGTGAATATACATTTACACCATTGGGTTTGGGTCGACAGTTTACAGATAAATCTGTCGAAGATGAAATGTTAAAAATCTACAGTATAAAGTAAGATGAAGGTCAAGTTGACTAAAAGTCCAAACCCAATGAAAAAGTTCAGGGTGACATTGGAGGATGGTCGCAAGGTTGACTTTGGTGGTCGTGGCTATACTGACTACACCAAACACAAGGATCCCTTGCGTATGCGTCTCTACGTCCAACGTCACGGAGGAAATGTTGTTCGAGGTGACAAAGATGTACATCGAAGAATGTTGCGTGTCAGTCGGAGTGACAAAGAACGTTGGGGTATCAATGGTATGGCGACGGCTGGGTTCTGGTCGAGGTGGTTACTTTGGAGCCAACCAACTTTAGAAGGAGCTAAGCGTTACATCTCACGACGATTTGGTGTTCGGTTCATTTGATCGCCCAATGACTGCACATTCAAGTCTTTTACCCATTTCACCACTGTGTACGATAACGGATCTACCCAAAATGGATTCTTTACCGTACAGAGTTATTTTATCTGTGACGAAGCGAAACCTTTTGTTGGATATTGTTCCGAGGTCTCCTGCATGACTTTCTTTGTCTCGAAGGCCACCGTGTTTCTTTGCGTCTCGCGGATTCCAATGTTCACCGCACGCACCAATGTCACCAAATTCATGAACGTGAAGACCATGACGACCACTCGTGAGTCCCTTGACGTGTCCACTGACTGTCACGGGTGATTTGGGTGACATCTGTGTAAAAGATATTTTGCCATTCATAGTTTGAAAAGTTGCGACTGCTTTCATCTTTGAAGTACCTAAAGAAATAATTCGTCACTTGAGTAAATGAAGGTACCATCATCATTCTGTACCATATGCACAAACGCATGTGGCAGAGAATTGATTGGGTTTTTATTGACACTCTCATTGCATCATCGCGGCGCGGATGTGTTTGTCACGTGTGATTCGGAAACAAAAAGTTATGTCGAACAGTCTTCTCCACAACCAAAGTTGAAGATTCATTGGGATGTCAGTCTCGACAAGTATTCGAATAAGGGTCGTTTTCAGATGGAACAAGAAGGAGTGTGGTCCGAGTTTCAGATGGAAAAGTCTCACGTGATCGCTCGAACTCTCGAATATTTCGAAGACACTATGTTCCTCGACTCGGATACTTTTATTCTTGAAAAGTTGTTTGTCGATGAGACCAAACAATTAGGTGTGTCGCCACAGTTTATCAATGACGAAGAATCTGAAAAGACGGGGTACTACAATGGAGGACTTCTTTGGACAAACCAAAAAGAACTACCGGAAAAGTGGAGAACCTTTACAGAAAAATCAAGATATTATGATCAAGCGTCGATCGAAGATCTCGTAAAAATCTACGATACTTTCGAATTTGATGAGACATACAATCTTCATACATGGCGTTTCAGGGTTGGTAAAGAAGACATCAGTCCACATTTCAATGCTGGACAAGGTAAACTTCTTTACAAAGATGAACCTGTGAAATTTTTACATACACACTTCAATCGTAAAGATCATGAAGAACAGAATCAATTGTTCATTCATAAAATGGTCAAAGCCCAGATGTGGCGTGAACTCATGATTGTTTTTAGAATCAATCAAGGATATTGGTGTCTCGTCGTACCTCAACAACCAAAAAGACATCCATTCGATCACATGAATGATAGTTTCAGAGAACTTGTTCCATTGTTAGCAAAAAAGAATCCAGATGTCGCGATGGCTGTGTCGGACTCGAATCATTGTTGGGTTTTACCATCGGTACTTTTGTACGATCGACCTACACTGTACTGGGCAGACAATGATGCGAGATCTGCACTCATGACACTTCTAGGAAATGGTGACGTCAATGTCGAAGGTGAGGCATTTGTGAATGGTGTCAAACCATGGATCTTTTGGCCGAGAAGACCAAGTGTCCTCGAAGAACATATAGACCGTCTCTCATGGGATGAACGCACGACTGAAAGTATTTTCATTGGCAACTTTGAAAATGACGTCCAAGAAAAGTTTAGGACTGGTACAGATTGGGTGGATGCAGTCACCGAGTATCACTGCACCGCCGGTACTCAACATAAATTTACTCAAGAAGAGTACTTGGACATGTTGAAGCATTCCAAGTTTGGTCTTTGTCTCCGAGGTTTTGGAAGTAAGTGCCACAGAGAAGTTGAATTGATGGCCATGGGTACAGTACCTTTGATCACTGAACACGTGAGCATCGATTCATACTATGACCCACCGGTCGAAGGAAAGCATTACATTCGTGTCGACTCTCCCGAAGATGCAAGGAAAAAAGTTGAGGAGTTACCAAAAGAAAAGTGGGAAGAAATGTCAAAGGCGTGTCATCAATGGTATCTCGACAATGTTCATTCGGATAACGCGTGGCAAAGAATGATCAATTATTTGTTGTACGATAACCTTTCGCGAAGCCTTCTTAATAAATAAGGTGTCAATTCTACAATACTTCCAAATGGTACATAACGATAATCTGGAAAATCTTCACCCATGTGTAAAAGTTGGGCAATCTTATACCTATTGTGAGAAACCATTCTCGTATGTTTGATGTCTTCACTATTATGTGTCGCCACGAGTGTGTGCACATTTTCACCAGCCGTCAAAGATGTGTCGAGCCCTTGTCGAAAAGAACGATCGACCGAAGGTTTATCATGAAAAAGTCCGCGTTGTTTTCGAAGATAGGCTCCTCGTACAAGTTTTACTCCAAGTTGAATGCCATCCGAGTTTGACATGTCGATATCTTTTTGAAGTTCTTTGAGTGCGTCTCTACGATACATCTGATACGTTTTGAAAACACGAAGTCCATCCTTGTTAAAATCTTTCATGAGACCATAACACAACTCGGGATACAATACTTCTTCGGCATCTATACACACTTGAACATCGTGATCAATTGCATGTTTGATGACGTCGCGAACCCATGTGTCCGCAATCTCTAGTGAACTTTTTGAACCAAAAGATGTATACTTGAGAGCACACATGGACCCAGGGATATATTTCAATATAGCTTTATTGGTCGCCGCAATATCATCAGCTTCCCACACATTACAGTTTTCACGGGCATAATCTAAAATTACTCTCGAACCCGAACGGCATACGTTCTGGATAACTCTTGGAAGTTCATGGTTCATTGCAGCATAGCGTAGCATTTATTAAAGATGTGCGACATTTAAAAATCACGATGGAGATTCGAACTTTAATCACACAAGTGCTCATGCCACGCATCAGACAACTCGAAGAAGAAATTGCATCACTTCGAAAACATACTTGGCCATACATTCAAGCCATGAAAGAACAGAATCAATTAGATGACATTCAAGCGAAGAGAGATTTTGCTCGTCACTTGGATGACACAACTCTTTTAGAATTGATTCGTTTGAAAGCACAGTATTCAAAAAATGGTGGCGGATCCGGTCTCAGAGAATACGATCTCGTTAGAAGAAATTGTCCGTCCGGTACATTTTAACTGTGTAGACTCCATCTTGACCAAACACCGTCGCCTGTTCACCATCGAAGAGTTCGGGACACCCGATGTCTTCGGTGCATTCGCGACCATTGATCGAGATTGGAATTGGGTATATTTGCTCACCTTGTGTCGTCGTGTGGTAATGGTATCGATCACGTCTTCCCCGAACTTCGCGACCATACAAAGGCAAAGTTTCACCAGCCTCGTTAGTCAAGATACCCATCTGCTGAAAGCGTCCGGGTTTATACCTTTTGATCGGAGGACCTCGGTACTCTGGAACGGTTGGCGTCGGGACGGGAACCTTGACAGGAACCTTCACGGGAACCTCCACGATCTTTGGGTTTCTGACCAACATGTAAATCATGATGAGTGGGATAGAGATTAACGCAAGGGAGTTAACAAGCTTGTAGTTAATCTTCATCTTTATAGTAACATATGAAAAATATTTACCGGTTCATGTTTCTCAAAATGTATGTGATGGCTTGAATTTCAGGAGATGGGCTGACTAGGTTTTCAAGAAATTTCAAATTGTATTCGGTCGAAGTCATTTCGCGAAGATCACTCACAACTTTTTCATCCAATTTGAATTGCTTATTGGTCGTCTCCAAAACTTTTTCAAGTGTTTCAATTTCTTTGGGATACATTTCTCTCTTGAGTTGGGCAATTTCATCATCACCTTCGACTGCGTCCAACTTTTCTTTGATTTCTCCAATCTTCTTCTGAATGGACTCTACACTATCAATGTAGAGTCGCTTGTTGGTCGTGGAGAGTTGATCGATAATCGTATCCATTTTTGTTATTATTCAGATTTATTTTTTAAGTCCGATGATTGTTTGTATGCGTCCAAGTCTGAATTGAACTAAAAGCCAGAGAGTAAATGCAACCAATTTGATAAGTCGACCAGCCATGTCATCAGTGACGTTGTACACTGGGTCCAGGACACGCGCCACGAATGTCTTCGCTTTGTCTTCACCTGTGAAATACATCTCAAGTTGCGTGAGGCAACACGTGTCGTCATTCATGATCCAATGGAAAAAGACGAATGGGATAAAGAGTGAATACATCTCGAGCCACCTGATGTCTTTGACAAAGACTGGTACGATCACGGCTGCGACTAACATCGCGACGTGAATCGCAAATATGACGTTGGATATCATTTATAGATAACTCAGAAATTTTATCGATGACTATAACAAAAATGGAGCGTCTTTGGAATGATGAACATGAAATTATTCTTCGACAGTGGGGTGAAGCCGCGGGGTGTTACAGGTATATGAATCACCGAGCTTACCTTTTGTACAAGAAATTGAGTATGCGTTTTTCTTTGCCGGTCATTATTTTGTCAACCATCACTGGTACTGCAAACTTTGCCCAGGAACAATTTCCAGAGGGAATACGGTCGTCTGTCCCATCTATCATTGGTGGTTTTAACTTGGTCGCGGGACTTATCGCGACGATTTCACAGTTTTTGAAAATCAATGAACTCATGGAAAATCACAGGGCCGCTGCGTTATCTTATGGTCTTTTGTCCAGAAATATTCGCCTCATGTTATCTTTGCCGAGAGCTGAGCGTGGCAAAGAAGGTTTGAAATTTGTTGAAGATTGCAAGTCAGAATATGATCGTCTCATAGAACAATCGCCAGCCGTGCCAACGCAGATCATTCGACAATTTGAAAGTGAGTACCCGGATGATGATGAGTTCACAAAACCAGAAATTTTGGATGTCCGAGCCATTCCAAAGTTGCCGAGTACGAGCACCTTCAGAGCTATCACGAAGAATACACCATTCCAAAAGATTGGTGAACTTATGGACCCGGTAAAGACCTCTGAAGATCCGAAAGACGTCGAAGAAGGTGAACAACCAGAATAAGTAATATGATATGAAACAGAATTCCACACACAGCGTACGGTAGAATTTTCTTTTTTAAAGGTTCTACGACACGTTTATGTAGTGCGTCATTTTCAAGCACCAAATCTATGGCCTGATTAGTAAGATCATCCATGGACCGCTTCATTAAAATTGTCGAACAAAAAAAGGATGAAAAGGTTAACACGGTTCACGTGGAAGCCTATGAAAAGCTGAAGAGATGCATCGATGAAAATAAAAACGTAATCGTGTGTGGACCTTCGGGTGTTGGTAAGACACATCTACTTAAACAAGTCCTCGCAGATCCAATCCGCATCGAAAAGAAAACACCTTTGACCTACATTCAAGAAATGCGAAATGCTTTATTGATTGAAGATTATGACACAGAACCTTTAGTTTACAAAAATATAGTAGATCATGTCGTTGAACATGGAAGTCCGACGGGTGCATCGGTTCTCATGTCATCGACGAGTGTGTATCTCTTACCAAATTTTGAAACAATTATATTGAAACCGTTGACGACCGAACAGTTAATGAGCATAGATAATCGCGAAGGGTCCACCGCAGCGGCTGAAAAATCCAATGGATCGATTCGAAGTTATCTTCACTATCTGGACAATTATGATTCAATGGATACCTTCATGTCATCCAAAGAATATATCGCGTCCGTTCTGTGTGATACAAAACCATTTAGTTGGTACATTTCTATTGGTGAACATGGGCATGTATGGGATGCCATGCATGAAAATTATATAGAGTCAAAAGGCGTTGACGTCATCCGAGCTATTCATGGAATATCGTGGGCCGATGTCATGGACGGAGTCATATATGATGGATATTGGGAACTTCTTCCATATTTTATACATCTTGGTATTCAAACACCGAAATCTGCGTTGGGTAAACCACTCGTACCAGAAAAAGTTAGGTCAGGAAGTGCATGGACTAAATTTGGAAATTATAAGATGCGTCTCAAAAAGTACAGTGACATTCGAACAAAAACTGCTGGCAAATTGAACATTGAAGAACTTTGTCTGTTAAAAAGGTATGCAGAATTTGGTAGGTACGAAAAACTTTTAGAGTACGGGTTGACTCCACAAGACTTTGATGTCATGAACCACTTAGCCATCGCAACTAAATTAAAACAAAGAGACGTGACAAATATAAAAAAGGGACTCAAAAATGCAATCGAAGCAAGAAGTTGAAGAACCCGAAGTCGTCAAAGTTATTGGCAATGAAGTTTTCTTTTATGGAGACATCAGCCAGGAATCTATTCTCGAGTTTATCGAAAAATTTAAAAAGCTTGAGATTAGCTTGTTGAAAAGTGCGGCCGACATGCTTGGCTTTGAACCCATGATTAAAGTGCACATCATGAGCGACGGCGGAGATCTCTTCGCGGGTGTGGCTGCCATGAATGTCTTAGAAAAGTCGAGAGTTAAGGTCGTCACAGTGGCAGACGGTGCGTGTTGTAGTGCCGCCACATTCGTTTTGTTGGGTGGATCAGAACGTCGCATGGGTCCGAACGCTCACCTTCTGATTCATCAGTTATCGACGAGTGAATTCTGGGGAAAGTTTGAAGATCTCAAAGATGAAATGCGATCTTGTACAAAGTTGATGCAGGCCGTCAAACTCATTTACATGAAGAAGACGAGCATTCCAGAAAAGAAATTCAAAAAGTTGATGAAACGAGACATTTACCTTTCGGCTTCTAAATGCCTAAAATATAAGATCGTTCACGTGCTTGACTGATGTCTACATAGCGTTTGTAAAGACCTAGAGCAACAATCACAAAAACTATGATACAAATTGTATTCAAATTTATTTTTTCGTCTTCGGGCAACCTAAGTCGTTCCATTCTACCATAGTTGACTACTGGAAGATCAGACATCTACTTAAAACCTACATTTTAATAATGCATAGAATGGAACGACTTATAAAGAAGGACAAGAATGGACGAGAGAGGTTTACGGACATTAGTGTTAGAGATTTGGGTGATGACACAGCTGAGATTATCAAAGTCACTGGCGTTGTCGATGGGAAAGCTATCGAATCGAAAACACTCGTCAAGACTGGCTACGAGAAAGCATTGTTGAGAGCTCAAACCATGTGGAACAATGAAAACATTAAAGGCACGGAAATTCTTCCGATGTTGGCCAATAAATGGGAAGATCGCCAAAAGTATATCTCTGAACCATTCTACGTTCAACCAAAATTAGATGGTGTCCGTCTGTTAGTGTCCAACAAAGGATGTTTTTCAAGAACTGGAAAACCAGTCAATGGTGTTGACTACCTTGGCAAAGATCTCAAAGATGGTGAGTACCTCGATGGAGAGTGTTACTTGCCAAATAAATCTTTTGAAGAGATTACAAGTTTATTCAAGGTGAACCCACGGGCTTTGGACTTTCACGTGTTTGACTACTTTGATCTGAACCGCCCGGACCTACCATTCGCTGAACGCCAAAAGAAAGTCTCAGTCCAGACGGTCCTAGTCAAAAAGAAGAGTGACATCGAAAAGTGGCACGACACATTTGTTGAACAAGGGCATGAAGGTATCATGATTCGAGATTCGGTGAGTACCTATGAGATTGGTAAACGAAGCAACTACCTTTTGAAATTCAAAAAGTTTCAGACTGAAGAATACGAAATTTTAGATGTCAAGGAAGGCACGGGTCGTGAAAAGGGAGCTGCTATTTGGGTGTGTGATGGTTTCTGTGCAAAACCAGAAGGGACATTGGAGTATCGAAAACAACTCTTCTTGGATGGACAAAAGTACATTGGTAAAATGTTGACGGTTCGGTTTCAAAATCTCACGGCACTCGGCGTGCCTCGATTTCCGGTGGGCGTGGCGATTCGTGATTATGAATAATGTTAGTGAATTTTAATATGCAAAGAATAGCTGTTGACATGGATGAAGTGTTAGTTCCCCTTTTGAAACCGATGGCCCAGTGGCATCGACGTGAACTTCCTCGAAAACCCAAGTACCCTTATCTGTATCGAGACATCTTTGGTGTCACAGAAGAAGAATCTCAGCGAATGCTCCATCAATTTTACAGGTCCAAAGACTTTTTGTATCTCAAACCCATTGAAGGATCCCAGCGAGCCATGGCAGAATTTCGACGCGGAGCGGACAAGATGTACATCGTGACTGGTCGACAAGACACGGTTCGCGAAACGACCGAACTCTGGATCGAGAGATACTTTCCGGACATCTTTGATGACGTGATCCTCACGAATAGTTTTACACCTCACGAAGTTTCCAAGGTTGACATCTGTCGTTCCTTGGCTCTCGGTGTTATCATTGATGACAGTATCGACACATGTTTAA